ACCTTCCACGCACAGCCGCGAAATTGGGATAGGGGGATATCGAAAAGCGCAAGGGGTTGCGCTTGCGGGCCTAGCCCCCACAAGGTGTTGAAATGAGGGGTCGAAAGCCCACGCCCGCAGCCATCAATCGCCTGCGCGGGAATCCCGGTAAGCGCGCCCAGCGCGAAGATATTCCGCGCGTTAAGGGTGGAATCCCGGAGTGCCCGCCGCATCTCATTAAAGACGCTCGCGCCGAGTGGCGCCGCGTTTCAGTTTTGCTGATGACAGCCGGCCTGCTCGCCCAGGTAGACCGCGCCGCCCTGGCGGCCTACTGTTCCGCCTACGCTCGCTGGATCGAGGCCGAGACGATCTTGCGCGGCTCCGGTCTTTTGGTGAAAGCCTGGGGTGGCTTGCCGATTCCCAACCCCGCGCTGAAAATCGCCGATCGCGCCATGTCGCAAATGAAAGCATTCCTGGTTGAGTTTGGCATGACGCCCTCCAGCCGCCAGCGCGTCCAGCCGATCAATCCGAACCAAGGCGACTTGCTCGATGAAAAGCTTTTTGGCGAGTCGGAGGGTATCACTCCGGAGCTTCTGAGCCATGCCGAGCGCCAGCGCGTCCAATGACGTAGTGGGTCGGCTGGTCCGTCTGGCCCGCGAACGCAATCAACGCGACCTGGAGCATGGCGCCGAGCGCGGCCTTTGGTTTGACGAAGCGGCGGCGGATCGCGCCGTTTGGTTTTTCAGTTTACTGCGCCACTCCAAGGGCGAATGGGCGGGGAAGCAATTTATCCTCGCCCCTTGGGAAGCGGAAATTACCCGCACTCTTTTCGGATGGCGTCGTGCGGATGGTACGCGGCGTTTTCGTATAGCCTACATTTCAACGGCTCGCAAAAGCGGTAAATCAACTTGGCTCGCGGGCTGCGGAAATTATTTAACCGTGGCGGATCATGAGCCGGGCGCCGAAGTTTACAGCGCCGCGACCAAGCGCGACCAGGCGCGGATCGTTCACGGCGAAGCGGTTCGCATGGTCAAGGCATCGCCGGCCCTGCGGCAGCGTGTCCAGATTTTCCGCGATAACATTTCCGTTCTACGGACGGGTTCCAAATACGAACCGCTGGGCGCCGATGCCGATACCTGCGACGGTCTAAATATCCATGCCGCGCTCGTGGATGAACTCCACGCCCACAAGACCCGGGCGATGTGGGATATTCTGGAAACTGGCACGGGCGCGCGTCGCCAACCGCTAATCATTGCAATTACCACGGCGGGTTCGGACCGCAGCACGATTTGCTGGGAGCTTGACGATCATGCGGTCCAAGTCCTCGAAGGTGCCCTAGAGGACGACAGTTTCTTTGCTTATATTGCCAGGATTGATAAGGATGATGATTGGAAAGACTCCGCGTGCTGGGTCAAGGCGAATCCCAATCTTGGCGTCACTCCCAAACTTGACACCCTGCTCGAACAAGCCGAGAAGGCGAAGCGGTCCCCGGCTTTCCTGAATACCTTTCTTCGTCTGCGTCTGAATCAGTGGACGCAGCAACGCACGCGCGTTGTCGATATGGACGCCTGGAGGGAATGCCGGGCCGAGATTGACCTTGAAGCATTGAGGGGCGCGCGCTGCTACGCCGGCCTGGACCTTTCGAGTAATACCGCCCTGAGTTCCGTCACCTTGATTTTTCCGGTGGGCCAGAAGGTTAAGATTTTCACCCACTCCTGGTTGCCCGCCGACAACATCGCAACGCGCATGAAAGAGGATGGAGTCCCCTATAACCAATGGGCAAAGATGGGGCTCTTGACGTTGACGCCCGGCAACGTCATCGATTACGAATTCATCCGCGCGGAAATCCTCGCCCTGCGCGAGCGCTTCAAGATTTTAGAGCTCGCCTACGATCCGTGGAGCGCGATGGAGACGGCGACCAAGCTGGCCGCGCAGGGCTTAAAAATGGTCGAGGTTCGCCAGGGCCACAAGAGTCTTGGCGAAGCCACCAAGCGCCTGATTGGGATGATCCTGAGTAAGGAATTGCAGCACGACGGGAATCCCCTTCTAACCTGGTGCATCTCGAATTTGGCGGTTCGCCAAGATCCCAACGGCAACCTTGCGCCCGACAAGGCCAAGGCGACGGGCCGCATTGATCCGGTCTCCGCGATGATTAACGCGCTTTCGCGCCTCATCTTGCAAGTCAAGAAGCCCTCACCGGGCATTACATTTATCTGAGGAGTCCGGCGTGAGCCTCTGGAATTCCCTTTTATCGCGCCTTCGCGTTCGCGCCGATGCCACGCCTGCGCCCGATGATGATTTTTGGTATGGCCCGGCGCAGGGTTCGACGGCGAGCGGAGCGCGCGTTACTCCCGATACCGCGCTCCAACTCGCGGCGGTCTTTGGCTGTGTCCGGGTCATCTCGGAAACGGTCGCCTCGCTGCCCCTTTTGATGTATCGCTGGCGCTCGGATGGCGGCAAGGAGCGTGCCGCCGATCATCCCCTTTACGATATTCTGCACGATCGTCCGAACGCCTGGCAGACCTCCTTTGAATTTCGGGAGATGATGCAGGCGCACCTGGAGTTGCGCGGCAATGCCTATGCGCAGATCGTTCCCGGCCGGCGCGGCGCGGTCGATCAGCTAATTCCCCTACATCCCGACCGCGTAACGCCACGAAGCGCGCCCGGCAATCGCATTATTTACAAGGTGAATTGGAACGATGGAACAAGTAGCGACCTCTTGCAGGAAGAAATCTTTCACCTGCGCGGCTTCTCTCTGGATGGCATCGTCGGCCTGAGTCCGATTGCGCTCGAGCGCGAGGTTGTGGGCCTGGGCCTCACCGCGCAGGAATACGGTGCGCGTTTTTTTGCCAACGATTCGACGCCGGGCGGGGTTTTGGAGCATCCCGAGGCGCTCGATCAAGACGCTGCCGACCGGCTCAAGAAGTCCTGGCACGAAAAGCAGGGCGGCGCCAATCGGCATAAGGTTGCGGTCCTCGACTCGGGGATGAAGTTTCACCAAATCGGCTTAACGAATCGTGACGCGCAGTTCCTCGAAACCAGAAAATATAACGCCGAGGACATCGCGCGCATTTATCGCGTTCAGCCGCACAAGATCGGGATTCTCGATCGCGCCACGTTTTCAAATATCGAGCATCTGGCTATTGAATGGGTTACGGATTCAGTCGTCCCCCGCCTGCGCCGCTGGGAGCAGCGGATTTCATTCGATCTAATTCTCGCCCCGCAGACTTACTTCGCCGAATTCCTGGTCGATGGCCTTCTGCGCGGCGACATCAAGAGTCGCTATGACGCCTACGCGATTGCCCGGCAATGGGGCTGGATGAATGGCAACGAAATTCGCGCCTCTGAAAACATGAATCCCTTTGAAGGCGGCGAGACTTACTGGGCTCCCTTCAACATGACTCCCGCCGAGCAATTGGGTAAGGCTCCGGCCGGCACCGCCGCGCCGCCGCCCACAAGCGCTGTGGGCGCGCAGGTCGGGATGATTCTCGATGCCGCCGCCGAGCGGGTGGTGCGCAAAGAGGTTGGAACGCTGCGCAAGGCGCTGGCTCGCGCCGAAACTCCCAATGCCATGATGGAGGCGGCGGGGGCTTTTTACACTCAGCATCGGGATTTTGTTCTTTCCGTGATTCCCTCCTCGCCGATTCTTGTCGATGGGTTTGCTGTGGGTCGCCTAGCCAAGTTGCGCGCGGCCTTGACCGCAAAAGAATGGAAGCCGACCGCCGAGGCTTTGCTGGCGACGTGGGAATCGGAGGGTGGCGCGAGCGTGAAGGATCTACTTTTGGGGGTTGCGCATGAGTAAGTATCATCACGTTTTGCGTGCCATTTACAACACTCCATGGGCGATTCTCCCTGAGAAATTACAGGCGATTATCGCCATGATCGAGTTTCGCGCTTCGGGCGGCGCATTCTCTTCTGCTGAACTCGCTGCCCTGGGCGCGGCGGTGCCTTCCCCGCGCAGTTCTGGTGTCGTGGCAGTATTGCCGCTTTTCGGAACCATCGCGCATCGCGCCGGTATGTTCACTCAGGCGTCCGGGGGAACCTCCGTCCAGGGATTCACGAATAGTTTTCGCCAGATGCTCGCCGATCCCGCCGTGCGGTCGATTGTGATTGACATCGATTCTCCGGGCGGAACGGTGGATGGCGTGCCGGAGTTGGCGGCGGAAATCTTCGCCGCGCGCGAACAAAAGAAAATTGTGGCGGTGGCGGACACCCTCGCCGCATCGGCGGCCTACTGGATTGGCTCGGCGGCGACGGAATTCAACGCCAGCCCCAGCGCCGAAGTTGGCTCGATTGGAGTTTATGCCGCTCACCAGGAGTTCTCGAAATACGATGAGACGGCAGGCGTGAAAACCACGCTGGTTTCGGCGGGCAAATACAAAACCGAAGGCAACGAATTCGAGCCTTTGAGCGAAGACGCCCGCGCCGCGCTGCAGGCCCGCGTCGATGAATATTACGGCATGTTTGTTAAGGCCGTCGCCCACAACCGTGGCGTGACTGAAAACGCCGTGCGCAATGGCTTTGGCGAAGGCCGCGTAGTGGGCGCCCGCCAGGCCAAAGCCGAGGGCATGGTGGACCGCATCGCCACGCTCGACGAAACGCTGGCACGGCTGGGAGTCTCCAGCGCTCCGGCAGCGATGCGCGCCGAAACCGACATCTCCCACTTGGCGCTCGCGCGCCGCGACCTCGATTTGCAAGAAGTTTCTTAGCGAGTGGCGCGCCTTAGCGCAACCATCCGCCCCATTCAACCCCGTTCTTGCTACGGCGAGTGAACTCTGCAAGAACGGGGCCAGCTTGACCGCTCCGCCATCCATAGATGCGCGGCCGGAAAGACATCCGCCAATCGGCGGATTTTTGTTTCTGAAACCGAATCTTTGGAGGTTCCGATGTTCAATGTCAAGGAAGTCCGGCAGCGCAAAGCGGACCTGTTGGCCGCGAATCGCGCCTTGCTCGGCGCCGCGCAGGAAGCCAAGCGCGACCTCAGCGAAGAGGAAGGCAAGAAATTCGACGCCAACACGGAAGCGATCAAGAAAGTTGCTCTCGATATCGAGCGCATCGAGGGTTTGATGGATGAAGAGCGGCGCACGGGCCGCCACGTCGAGGATAATGGCGAAGGCCGCGCGGCGAATACCGCCGTTTCCCCGGCCTTCAAAAGCCTTGGCGAGCAATTGGTTGCGGTGACGAATGCGGAGCGCAGCATGGGCCGCAACGTCGATTCCCGCCTCTACGCCGCCAGTGGTGCCAGCGAGGGTATGCCGTCAGACGGCGGATTCCTCGTTCAGCAGGATTTCGCGGGCGGCTTGCTCAAGCGCACCTACGAGTCTGGCGCGATTCTCTCCCGCGTCCAGACCATTCCCATTTCCGCCAACTCGAATGGCCTGAAAATCAACACCATTGACGAGTCTAGCCGCGCTACCGGCTCTCGTTATGGTGGGATTCAGGTCTACCGCCGCGCAGAAAGCGTTGCGGCCTCGGGCAGCAAGCCGAAGTTTGGCCGCCTCGAGTTGACCCTGAAAAAGATCACTGGCCTCTTCTACGCCACCGACGAGCTCTTGCAGGACTCGGCGGCGCTGGAAGCGGTGGTCAATCAGGCGTTCCCTGAGGAATTCCGCTTCGTTCTCGAGGATGAGATCGTCCGCGGCGACGGCGTAAGCCAGATGCTCGGCATTCTCAATTCGCCCTGCAAGGTCAGCGTCTCCAAGGAAACCGGCCAGCCGGCCAAGACGCTGGTCTACGAGAACATCGTCAACATGTGGGCTCGCCAGTGGGCTCGCAGCCGCCAGAATGCCGTGTGGCTCATCAATCAGGATATCGAGCCGCAGTTGTTCGGCATGAGCGTGGTGGTGGGCACGGGCGGCATTCCGGTGTTCCTGCCTCCCGGCGGGCTCGCCAGTTCGCCCTATTCCAGCCTCTTCGGGCGCCCCGTGATCCCGGTCGAATATTGCTCGACGCTGGGCACCGAAGGCGACATCATCCTTGCCGACTTCTCGCAGTATCTCACCATCGACAAGGGCGGATTGCAGACCGCTTCCAGCGTTCATGTTAAGTTCCTGGAAGATGAGACGGCCTTCCGCTTCACCTATCGCAACGACGGGCAGCCCTCCTGGAAGTCCGCCCTCACGCCTTACAAGGGCGCTTCTGGTGTCACCCTTTCTCCCTTCGTCACCCTGGCCGTTCGCGCGTAGTGAACGCCTCGTATTCCTCCCCGTCCCGACTTGATCGGGACGGGGAATCCAATTTCGCCATTTCCGCCCACGGGCGGAGACAAAGGAGAATCTGATGTTCAATATCGTGCAAGAAGCGAAACTGGTGGAGGCGCTCAAGCCGCAAGCGGGAGCAGCCCTCACCGGGGATTACGTTTCACTCAAAGGCTACCGCAAAGCCTACGTGGTAGTCCACGTCAACCAGGCCAACGCGACTGTGGTGGCCATCACCATTGAGAAGGCCACCGATGTCTCCGGCACTGGCACAACCCCAATTACTGCCGTCGTGCCGATCTGGGCCAATGAAGATGCCGTAACGTCCGATGAGCTTGTGGCCCAAACCGCTGCGGTCGGCTTCACCACCAGCGCCGCCACGAAAGACAAAATCGTGGTGTTTGAGATTGACGCCGCGCTCCTCGCTGCCTTCTCGGCGATTACCGTCAAGACGGCGGCCTCCAATGCGGCCAACATCACTTCCGCGCTCTACCTCTTGGTCGGCGCGCGCTATCAGGGTTCCACTCCGCCCAGCGCGATCATCGACTAACCAGCCTTGGCTGGCGCAGGGCGCGCTTTTAGCTCTGCGGCTCGAATCTTTTCCGGGGCGGGCACCGTACCGCAATGGTGTGGGCCGGGGTCCGCGCTGGATTTGAATAAACTCAGTACGGGGCGGCTCCGGCCGCCCCTATCTTTTCTGACCGAATGGTCTGGGCCGGGTTCGGCCCGCCCCGTTCCTCGCAGCGCCCCGCGCTGCGGGGCTAGGAACGGGGCCCGACCCCGAAAAGGAGAATCCAATGTCTACTCGCTCGAAATGGTATCGCAACGTTCTCGCGTGGTTCGATAACGTCTCGTTTGAAACTCTTCTGCCCCTCAATCCGGTGTATTTCTTCGATGACTTCACCGGCAAGGCCCTCGATGTAACCAATTCCTGGGGTGTGCGGGATACCGCCTCCGCCACGGAAACGATTCTGGCGGATGGTCCCAGCGGCTCCGTGGAGTTGGCCTTGACGAACGCCAATGAAGTGCAGGTGGGCGGGCTCGATATGGCCGACCAGCGCAACTTCATCCTCAATCAAGACCTGCAATTCGAAGCGCGGTTGCGCTTTACCACTCTGCCCGCCGACGTGGCCACCGCCGTGATCGGTTTGTGTGGCGATTACAACGCGGCCATTGACACCGTGGCGGAATCTGTCTGGTTTCGCTGGGATGGTTCGGGCGCCACAACCGTCGAAAGCGACGACACAACTGGCGGGACCGAGAAGAGTAAGGTTGCGACCGGCTCGACCTGGCTGGTGAATGTCTGGCATATCGTCCGCATCGACGCCTCGGTGATTGCCGATGTCAAGTTCTACATCGACGGCTCTCGCGTGGCCGCCAGTACCACCTTTGACATGAGTGCCGTTCCGGCGCTTAAGTTGCAACCCGTGGCCCGCATGGACAAGGCCGCTGCGATTACCAACCTGGGCGTGATGGAAGTCGATTACATCAAGGTTTGGCAGAATCGCAGTTAGTTTTCTCCCCCGTACCGCCGGATCGGCTCCGTCCCGGAGAATTACACCGGGGCGGAGCGCAGTCGCGGTACGGGGCTGGGGGCGGGATCTCGCATGGTCCCGTCCCTCTTTTTTCCCGACCGTTAACAGTTGACCCCGTTCCTGCAGAGTGCGCTCGCCGCAGCAGGAACGGGGTTCACTGTTCACTGTCCACTGGTTTTCTCATGGCCCTTCAACTCATCTCAGCCCCGGCGATTGAGCCCGTCACCCTCACCGAGGCTAAGGCGCATCTGCGCGTCGAGATCTCGGACGATGACACCTACATTACCGCGCTGATTGTGGCCGCGCG